TGCAGATTTCTTTGGTGTTGACAAAACAATGGCAGGTAAACGAGAATTGTTTGCTTCTAACGCTATGGATATGGCTTTAGGTTATATTGCTCAAACTAAAGGTGCTATTTCAGATACAGAATTTCAAGCCTTTCAAGACGCTACAGCAGGACTTAAAAAGACTAAGGTTGGTAATGATCTTATTATAAGAACAGCTAGAGCATACGCAACATATAGAAAAAACAAAGGTGCTGAAATGGCTAGATGGTCAGCACGCGAAAGAGATGCTGGAAGAACTCCAACTCAAGCACAATGGGGAACACATCTTGCTGAATGGTCTAATAAAGAAGAAAATAAAGTTAAACTTCCTACTTCATCTGAAATTGCTAAAGGTTTAGAAATTCCTGCTGATCAGTTAATTGAAGACACGGCAATTAAAATACAAGAAACTGAGGATTTATTAGCAGACTTAGAAGCGTTGTTAGAAGCATCAGGAGCTAATTAAAATGGCAGAATTATCTAACGAAGAAAAGTTAAAAAGTTATAAGCTAAGAAACGAACAAAGGTTACAAGCTGGTGTCTTGCTAAAGAAATTTATGGATGAAAGCAAAACAGAAGGCTTTAATAAAGAACAGGTTGCAAACTCTTTAGCAAACGCTCAAAAAGTTTCTGATCTTTTAAATACTACATTAGCTTATTCTTTTGAAGAACTTCCTTATAAAGAAAATTATACTCAGACTTTAAAAGATAATTATTTTTTAGATACTGATGTAAACTTTGATGAACAAAAAGATATGACTCTAACTGAGTTAATAGAAAAAGATTTTGAATATTTTAATCTATTAGACGGATCTATTGTTGCTGGAGGTTATGAATTAACTAAACTTCCTTTTGCTGATGAAGCTGCTAAAAATAGTATGAGAACTAGATTAAACACTTATATGAAAACTAGGGCTACTGGTGATGGCTCAAGGAATTTTGGCGAACAAGCCAAAGGAGTGCTTACAGGAGTTGGAGTTGATTTAATAGGTTCTGGAGGAGTTGGAACACTTGCTAAAGTTGCGGGGTCTAAATTTTTAGGACTAAATGCACTTAAAAATTTTTTAGGACCTAGAACATCAATTGCCGTTGCTGGAGCAACTATTTCAGCAACTTCAGATGTAGAAAGACAAGCATTAGAAGTACAAAGTGGATTAAGAGAGGAAATTGATCCAGTTCAAGCTACAATGTCTGGTGCTTTAGGAGCTGTTATTCCTGTAGCGGTACAACCTATAGGTAAACTTATTGGTTCTCCGGGAAGATTAGTAACACACCCTGTTCAAGCAATAGCTAAAGTAACTCAAAAATTAGGCGGTGGTAAAAATGCCGCTACAACTCAAGCAGTTTCAGAACTTGGAGATTCTATACAAACTGTGGGAGGAATGACCGAAGGATCGGTATCTCTTTCAGGAAGTATTAGAAAACTTGTAGACGATACCGAGTTAAAATTTAATGATGGTTTTAATAATGCTAATATAAAAATAGGGATACCTTCTATAAGAAAACTTTATGATGATTATATAGGTTTAACAAAATCTACTGATGGTCCTATACCTAAACCAAAATATAAAATAGACAGAAACGGTAATCAAGTTCTTGTTGAACAAACACCTAAAAAAGTTCCCGGCCTTGCTAATCTTCCTATTTTAGAAAGAATAATGGCAAAAGTTGAAAACGGAGAGATGACTCCTGCTTTAGGGCTAAGACAGATGAAACAAGCTATTACTAATGAATTTAACGCAGCAAAAAAAGGAACGTCAAAAAGATATGATTCTAATGATGCAGATGCTTTGTTTGAATATAGAAAAACAATAATAGCCGCTGAAGAAGCAGGAGCCTATAGATTAAGCAAGGTTGATGGAGATGCTTATATGAAAACTAAAAAAGATTATCAGGCTTGGTTAAAATTACAAGATGATCCTATGGGTAAAAAAATATTAGCTGCTGCTAATGAAGATGGTGCGGCAGGACAACTTATAATAGACATAACCGAAGGAAGAATGTCTTGGGCTAAATATGATAAATTTATGAAAAAATTAGATTTCTTTGAAAATCCTGAAATAAAAGGACAAATAAAAGGAAGTGTACAAAGAGGGGTATCAGAAAATTTATTAGCGGATAATGGAAAACTATTAACAAAACTTTTAAAGAATCCTACAGGAATAGAAACACTTAAAAAACTTTTTAATACTCCTGACAATATAAAATATTTTGGAGCAATAGAAGATTTAGCTAAAAAAATGGGAGGATCATCTGAAGGTCCTAAAAGTCATTTGGTACATAATTTAATGGTAGCTCGATTAGGTGAAGGGTTAACAAAAAGTAAAACATTTGGACCTTCTATAGGTATTGGTTTAGTAGAAACTGCTATTAATAGTAAATATTTTAGAACACGTATGGCACACGCTTGGAGAAACAATAACGGACGTTTAGATACAACTACTAGAAATCTTCTTGAAAAAAAATTAGGTTTTAGCAGAATAGAAGTTAATCAATTACAAGACACAATGTGGGGTATGACAGGAGCAGGATTTATGTTTGGTGGTTTATCTGAAATAGAAGCAATTGCAGATCCTGTAGAAAGAAGATTTGAAGAAATTAAAGCGGAGTATAGTTGGTAATGGCAAATAATTTCTTAATAGATGGTGTTAAAAGTTTTGGTCAGATAGCTTCTGATTCTGCTAGAAATATCTTTGATGGTATGACAAAGAACAACATACCTTTGAACAAAGTGGGCAATATGGCAACTCAAGGTATGATGTTAGGCAAAGGATTATTAGGAGTTGATGCCGGACAAATTGAAACCTATGAACAAAAAGAATACCTAAAAAATATAATGATGAATAGGATGAAAGAAACTGGAGAGACAAGAGGTAATCAAATAGGTTATACAGATTACGACCCTGCGGCTACTTGGAGTAATCCTAATACACAAGGCAAAGGATTAGGACAAGGACTTAATGCAGGTGCTGGGTACTCTAGCCCTAATGCCGCCTATCAAAATACATTAGGGGCGGCTGGCTTTAGTGTCCCAGAAACTGGCGGACGGGCCAACTTTGATAAATCAGGAACATTGTTTGATTTTAAAAGTAATACTTATGGTCTTAAAAGTATAAACACAGGTGGTTTATTTGGGACTAAACAAAGTTATACTCCTGAAATAGATATAACACCAGAAGACATACAAGATATATTTGGTGGTGGTAAAATGGTACATAAAGGTGAAGGGGTTCAAGATAATACTGACATTAATTCTTTAAACTTAGACAAATTAAAAAAAGAAAGAGAAGTTAAAAAACAAAATCAAATCATAGCAGACCAGACTAGAAGACAACAAGGTCAGGTAAGCACTCCAGTAGCTAAACAACCAATTGAAATAGTATCTCCTCCTCCTAAGACTGGTATGATGAGTAGTGGTCCTCCTAGACGATCTAGTAGGGGTAGTCGTAGAAAAGCCGTAGCTAAACCATCTAGGTCTAACTACAGCCGTAAGTATAGCCGATTAGTAGGTGGCCGTTAGTGGCTAGTCTTTTGCTGTAGCACCGCTATCGCATCCTCAATGTTTAAATAGCCAACCTCTTTATCTATCCACTCAGTTCTAGCAAAATCTGTCTGAGCAGGTAGCTTCCTAGTGTGCCATTTAAAATCATATTCGTCTTCCTCTTCCATAATTATAGGATCAAACAAATAAATCTTATGTCCACCTTTGTCAGGCATACTAACGGCATACATAAAAGACAAGTCATTCTCTAAGGCATACGCTTTATTCCAATCATACTTCATCTTCTCTAAGAGAGTATCATCATAATGCTTCTTACGGCATTTAATTTCTAGCATAATACCATTCTCTGTATCAAAAGCATCATACCTAGAGAACTTATCGTCCATAGCAACAAAGTTATAATTCTCATTAGTGTTAAGTAAAGTAATTAATTTTGCTTCATTCATTTCCACTCTCCTTTCCACCCTGCTCCTTGCCCGTGACCTGAGCCACAAGTTCTAAACATAGGTGTGCTTATAATGTGTTTACCTTTACCATTACAAGAAGGACAGTCTATCGGTTCTTCCCTGTCCTTCATCTTACGCATCTCGGTAAACTCTAATTTACAATCTTTACATTCATACTCGTATATCAAAGCCACCACTCCAGAGGTTGAAAAGCATCAAGCCAGAAATAAATTGAAATGCTCGCACAAGTATTTATAATAAGAACTGACAACAGTATTAAATATGCAAGTGTTTTCATTCTTTTGCCCATCCATCACACATTGTTGAATCAAAAGGTTTACAGATTAACTGCTCCTCTATTATAGTAGGCAAATCTTTTGAGCTTTCATCAAGAAAGATAATACCTACTCCTACAAGAACTATCATTATTAAATTCATTCTATGTCACTCTCCTCTTCAACTAAGTCAACTAACTCACACACACTACCAGTACAAGCTAGTGTCTTGGTTCCGACTGTCATATCTGTAAGTTCATATTCACTAATCAAATCCCAGTCTACAGACTTAGGCATCTTCTTAGCTAGTGATGTGTACTCTTTCTTAGTACAATCTTCATAAGGTGCTTGCTGATATGAGTGATCAGAGTGTGGTAAAAAAGAGACACCTGACACTTCATCAAAGTGTTTATATACCCAAGCTCCTACTTCCATCCACTCGTGCTCTCTAACACTAATGGTTACACTAGGTTTATGTTCACAGTAATGTCTCTGATAAGTAAGCCACAGTTCTAATTGCTCTAAAGCAGTCCTATCGTTCCTAAGTACAGCCCCTTCAGGTGCTTTCATAGGAAATGTAAATACCTTAACGCTGTTAGGTTTCATAACATCAGGCTCACACGGAATACCTTGATCTTCCATAAGTTGTGCTATTGGATCTTTGGCATCTGCCCTGACTCTACGAAGGTAATAATCATTATGTCTAGTATGTATACCACTAGCACTATCAACTAACTGACTAACTGTGCCACTAGGTTTAATAGCAGTAGTAGCAGTAGAAGGATTAATACCCATCAAATCAGCCCAATGTTTATTTGTCTTAACAGTTTCCTTACGTAAGTCAGAAAGGAAATCAGGAAGGCTACGCTTACCATAATAACCTCTATCTGTTCTCTCACTACCATTCATAAAAGAATTGTCCATAATACCTGTAAGAGATACACCTAGTAGTGCTTCTTCTTCTGTATTGTGTACCCACTTAGGTCGTAAGCGTTTAAAATTTGTTAATGATGATTGGAATGTACCAAGTATAGTAGCTAGTCTAACCTTACGTAGTATGTCTGACTGTTTATCGTGAGCTCTTACGACTACCTCTGTTAAGTTACAGAACTGTCCATCTCTCAATAATATTTCACTACAAGGATTACAACCAAAGTCGTGGTTAGTGTCACGTCTACCACTTTTAGCTACTTGTTTAATTGCGGCTTCTCTATTAAAGATACCACGCTCACCAGACTTAGACTCATACAATGATGTCCACTCTTTCATAAAGATACCTATGTCAGGTTTCTCTGTATAGCATACACTATTATTACTTAGAGCCATCTCTGGTGTATTTGCCCACCATTGACCACTCTTAGCATTACGCATACGTTCATCAGTTAAATTAGATAATGACATAAGGGCGCTTCGTCTAACACCGCCCACTACAACTACCTCAGCTATCTTACACATCATTCTATGGCACTCATAGCTTGTTAGCTTACGACCACCTGCTTCTTTAAAGATGTTGGTAGAAAAATTAAACAGATCAAGTAAAGGCTCAGGGCCACTAGCTCTACCACCAAAGGTTTTAAGCCTAGCACCTTTTACTCTTACATTCGAGAAATCCCACTTAGGCATCTCACCATCATATAAGTATGTAATTAGTTTACGGAACGCAGACTGCCAACCTTCCTTAGAATCTTGGACTACTATAATATCGTCTACATCTATCATATCTGTTGGTACTTCAGGTAGCTTGTTAACAAACTGGCGTTCAACACTAAAGCCTACACCTGTGCCGTGCATTAAGACAAACAAACATTCATCAAATGCTTTAGGGTGATCTACACTTAGGTAAGCACAGTTATACCCTGCTATATGATTCTTAGCTAAGGCAGGCCCTGCTGTCATTAGAGCTCTCATACTAGGCATAACTTCTAAGTTAACAACTGCATCTTCAAGTATCTTTCTAGTGCTAGGAACCAACTCTTGATTAGTGTTTTCTTTTAGGTGTACTTCCATAAAGTCAAAGTAACGAGCGACAGTTTCCTCCCACGTTTCTCTTCTTTTCTTTTCAGGTAGCCACCTAGCGTATCTGCTCAGGGCTATAAAATTTTGGTAATCATTTGGTAGTGTATTCATTATTCATCCTCCATTGGGTCGATTTCAATGTTAAGCATCTTTTCACCATTGTCATCTAAGTAAGTGTTGTAGTGTAGTCTTCCTTCTCTGTGCATTTGGACGGCATCTGTTATTCCTTTATCATAGCATTTATTTCCGTGTTGCCATAATAAGAAAGCACCTATTATTAATAATCCTAATATCAGAAGGATGAAACTTTCAGTAGAAATCATCATCATCGCCAAACTCCTCTCGTTTATCTATTAATTTATCTTCAAATTCGTGAAGTAATTCTTCCGTGGATATGTCTAATACTTCGCAAATAAGACAAGGATCTATTGCCTCTTGAACTATTCTTTCTTTTAGTTCATTCAGAGTTAGAGCCATACTGCCCTCCTTCGTGCTCTATCAGCTTTGCTAAGAACCATTGAGCTTTCTTTAAATCCTCTACTCCATTCTTATCTCTCCACCTAAATAAATATTTACAAATACTGGCGGTAAGGTAATCCATATCTTGATCTAGAATAAAATCTATACACTCGATATTACCTTTTTTATAATGGTTAGGATTTATATTATCTTGGTCCATTCTTTTAACTCCTTTATCTGTTTTGTTGAAAATATAGTAATATCATTTTTATTACACCATTGTGTGTAAGTGATCTTATTACCTTTAGCAACCTTAGCGTCAGGGCGGGGCATTAAAAATATTAACTCTTTGCCTTCAAATCGCATTTGCTCGGCAATTGATTTATACTTCTGTCTATCCCCACTCCTGAAGAACCCCTTGACTTCAATAAAGAACTTACCTTTAACAAAATCAGGGGTGTAATTCTTGCGAATAGTATAGGCTACTCGACAAGGCTCATACTTCCAGTCACTTCCTAGTGCCGCATAGCACTCTTTCTCTAGCTTACTCCGAAATTTTATTGCCATCTACATCAACCTCCAAAACTTTTGGCAAGTTTTCTACTTTAACTAAGTAACGCGGACCAGTAGAATAAATAAAAGTTCTAAGTTCTTTACCCCAACACTCGTGCTTGTAGGCGCAATAGCTACATCCTACAGCAAGTTTCATATTACCTGACTTACCATCAGCTATCGTGTCATAGCATCTCTTTGGTGGCGTATCGTTTTTGACTACTCTCTTTATGTTTTTTATTCTTTCTGTTATAGAGAAAAAGTTTAACTTAGACCAATACCATTGAGATTCATCAGCCATATCATACTTGAGGTACGTCAGGTGTCCATTAGTTTTATCCATAACTAACCAACCTACATCTGTAGTTTTCTCAGACTCAGCATAGCCTTTGATTTGATCTACATATCCAAAAGGATCATCATCAATCAATGAGCCATCTTTGAATTTCTTAAAGCCATAAGGGGATGCTGACTTAACATCTGTCAATACACCATCAATCTTACAGTCCATAGATCCTCTAATACCATCTACTTCAGCTTGCTTCTGTTCGTCTGTTACAGAGTGTCCAGAGAGCTTCGTAAGGGCTAGTACCATCTCTTCAATCAAGTGACCATAAAGGAACTTGATTCTAGTGTGGGGCATAAGTTCCTCACCTTTATAGCCATTATAAGAATACCACAACTGTCTATCCTTCTTACCTATGTTAGACATCCTAAGTTTACGCCTGTCAAACTTACTCTCTGTGATATTGTTACGCATCATTTCTTTACACTTCTCACCAAATGACTCGACTATCTGTTCGACATCTACACCTTCAGGAATTTCTTTGGTGTCAATCATATGATATATGTCGCTAACTACTGTGTCTGTCGTTTTCATTTTGTATCCTCTTTAGATAAAGACCAAGTGTGTGTCTTCTTTCCATATACTCCTATTTTGAATACATCATTCTTAACCAACAATCCTTTAGTAGTTAGGTTTGTTAGGGCTCTTCTGATGCTCGTTAAAAGATAACTCTTTTCTTCATTACATATGTTTAACACTTCATCAGGAGAGAGTAAATCCCCTTCTCTAAAAAGGCCCATAATAACATCTTCTTGACTTATGGCTCTGCGTTTTGAATTTTCTAGAGTAGTCCCTGTTTCTTTATTTGTATTATAATAACTCATTACTTCTGCTCCTTTGGAATACTAACATCTTGCCAATGGTTCTCACCTCTGACAAAACCTAAGTGACTCATATGATATCCAAGTTTCTCTAAGTTTCTCATATCACTAAGATATAAGTCCTGTGTCTCACACATCATTTGATTAGCACTTCTTAGTTTGTTATAACCATCACAAAGGTTTGAATATTCTTCTCTGTCCATAGTAATAACTACTTTATCTTTCATATATTTTACTAGTGTGTCTGTTGCCACGTTTTACCTACCTTATATTCGCCGTCCAGAGGACAGTTTAAGTTAAAAGATTTACCTGCTTGAACGATAGCCCCTACCGCTAGACCTCCAAAGAAATCTGCTTGATCATCTCTGACCTCACATTGAAATTCATCGTGTACATTTAGTACAAACTTATAATCTATCTTGTACTGTGTAGCATATGTATCCAATAGCACCAACGCTTTCTTCATTATAACCGCACCTGCACTCTGTAGTAGAGTATTAAGTGCTGAATGTTGAGAGCGTATGTGTAGCTTACGACCATCTAACCCAGTTACCCAACCCTTCTCGCTAGACTGTGTAACCTTCTCACGCAGTAATTTCAAAGCAGGAGTATTATCAAGAAAGTTTTTCTTTAGCATACGTCCGTGCTTCGCACCACCATTAGATACCTCACCAATCTTAGCATCACCCGCACCATATAGGAACGCATAGATAAAAGTCTTGGCTTGATCTCTAGTTTGTAACCCTGCTGACTTTTGATTAGCAGTATGTATATCACCGTTAAGTATTTCATTGGTGTATTTTGTATCATCCATATAATGTGCTAACATTCTAAGTTCTAGGCCACTAGCATCACAACCCACCAAACTGTATCCAACAGGAACAATCCATAGATCTCTACAGTCAGCACCGTAACCACCATCAAAACCCCATAGGACCTCACCAGTTTTCTTATGGTGCTTAGTTGCAGGGACTTGAGCACAGTTAGGCTTAGAGTGTGTCATTCTTCCTGTAACGGCTCCACAAGAATTGACGTTACCGTGTATTCTACCTGTGTCTTCATTAATAGCTTCAACCCAACTTTTAACCATAGCAACACGCTTGGTAATAGTAAGGTAATCAACAATCAACTGTGCTTCAGGTATCCTCACAGATTTAAGTATCTTCTCATCAACAATAACATTACCTTTATCAGTAAACTTTTTAGGCTTCCACCCAAAATGTTGTAGATACTTAGCTATCTGCTGACGTGAGCCTAGATTAAAGTCAGGGTACTCAAAGTATCCCCAAGCACATTGCTTTACTTCGCACTTAGCTATAGCAGGGTCTCCGTCGGCATCTAACTCATCATAAAAATGAGCACCCTTATCTAACTGTGCCTGATAGCGTTTAGATATAGTGCCATCTTTATTCTTCATTTTATCTTTTGGGTGAGGTAAGTTTATCCATAAAGGTAAAGGCTCAAATCTTTTGTGTACCTCGTCCTCTATGTCTAATACCTTTTCCTTCATCTCGGCTAACAGTTCGTAAGCTCGCTCCTCATTAAGTATCATACCGTTATCGGTTTGTGTCTTAATAATATCAGCAGTTTTATGTTCGATATCTACTGCTACCTCGTCTTGCTTACTAAGATGATCATAAAGATTCTTGGTGAGTCTAAC